AATGATAACTGAGCTTGATGATGAGATAGAAATTCCTGATGAACTTTTAACATGCGATGAATATGAGTGAAGAAAGAACATTTCTACAGTGTAAATGTGGAGGAATAGCTTGTAGCTGCTGGTCTCTCTGGGGGTTAAATACTGACAATGAAATTAAAATGCATTATTTCAAATGCCTTAGGTGTCAAAATGAACAATTACCGTTCGAATCTATAGATGATGCTATATGCGACTGGAACTCTAAAAATAAGGGTAAGTAATGGAGATTAAAAATTGCAGTAAGTGCAATGGGTTTAGAATTAGAGTAGACCATAATCATAAGCCGGGATGTAAATGTTCATTTACCTGTTTATCGTGCGGATTTTCTGTTGAATCAAAATCAAGCATGAAGAGTGCAATTAATTTATGGAATAAAAGAGAAGGGATAAATGGAAGCTGATTTTTGTTTTCACGAATCGAATAAATCACAAGCTTGGGAAATATTAAAAGAAACACTTCAAACGAAACAGCCGCATCGAATTATCATTAAACCTTGGAAAAATAAACGCTCATTATCTCAAAATGCCACGGCTCATATGTGGTTTGGTGAGATAAGTCGTTACCTTATTTCTAACGGTGCCAAATATTCACCGGAAGAAGTTAAGGAGATGCTTAAGCATACATTCTTGGGCTATGAAGTTATCGAGATAATGGATGTTACTACGCAGCTTATAGAGCGTGTCAGGACACTTAAGCGGACATCAAAACTCGACACAGGGGATATGTTTCAGTTTATGGAAAGAGTTGAGCAATGGGCAGCTAGTATTGGTTGTTTCGTGACTATCCCGGATAACAGCGAATATATGAAATTAAAACAGGAGCAAGATAAATGAAAAGTAAATTTGAAAGAATCAAATTTAATTCAGATGAAATAGCGGAATTAGTCGAGATAGCAAAAGCCGCTGAAAAATTAGTTCGTTGTAAAGGTCGTTATCACTCAGAACAAAACTATCGTGCTTTAGCGGCATTATTTGGCGTAACAGAGCCAGACTTGCCTCCGTTAAATGGGGAATAATATGTGAATAGAACATCACAGACTCAGCGAGTCATTAATAATCTAATCTATAACGTCCCATCGAATAAAAAATCAAAACCAGTTCCCATTGAATCGGAAGTTAAAACGTTTGATTACGTTCATGAGCTATTGAAATCAAAGTGGGATAGACGGAGAAATAGAAATGAAAAAACCAGTGAGGCGGAAATGTAAGATATGCTGTGAATGGTTTATGCCAAAGTTCAATAATATATATTGGTGTAATCCAGAGCACGGAGCGCAATTAGCAATCAGAAAAAGAAATAGAGACAGAGAGAAAGCAGAGTTAGCACTTAAAAAGAAACAGCAGCAAGAATTAGCAGAACAGAAAGATAAACTCAAAGCCCGTCGATTAGCAGTAAAGCCTCTCTCTTATTTTAAGAGCCAAGCACAGCAGGCATTTAATGCATTTATCAGAGAAAGAGATAAAGACCTTCCGTGTATTAGTTGTGGAGAAAGTAATCCGCCAGATTTGCACGGGGGCCAATGGGACTGTGGTCATTTTTTATCAGTAGGCGCTCATCCCGAACTTAGATTTGAAGAGAAAAACGCTTATAAGCAATGCAAGTCATGCAATGGCGGTGCGGGTAAGTTTTCACATAAGAATAAGACAGTTAGTCAGCAGTATGAAGAAAGCTTAATTGAGAAGTTTGGTCAAGAGCTAGTTGACTGGCTTAATGGCCCGCATGAGATGACGCATTATCGAAGAGAGGACTATATCAAGATCCGTGATGAATATCGTGAAAAAACTCGAAGCTTGAAAAAGAAAATTCAGGAGGGATCATGATATTCGATGATTTTTATGAAGCTATTGAGAATGCCAGGTTCAAAAAAGAGAAGAGCGGAATTGACTACAACATAATTCAGTTTTGTAACAAATTCTTTGTTGTTGGCGTGGTTATGCCAGGTGTCAGAGTCATGTTCAGCACCGCATATGATGGATTTCACACAGTATTGCCGGAGGTAAGATGAGTAAGTCGCCATTTTATTTATTGGTCTATATTGCCAATAATAAAGATCTTCGCCGAGCATGGGGAAAAGGCTGGAAAACAATAACTCCAAGTCAGCGCGTTTGGGTTCGTTACATGCTGATGATATGGGGTAAGCAGCACAGCGGAAGAGAAGAACCTAGTAGTGAATGCAGTGTTATTGGTCGTCTTATGATTCGTACTGAATGGAGTGACACAGAAGGACAGCGGATCATTAAGGTAGTGAAAGACTTGCATAAGTTTGGATATCGTGGAGAAGAGCTATTTAAGAAAGCTAAAGATATTCTTTCACCCAAACAATCATTAAGTGACATCATCGCTCTCGCCAAAGAATCAGATGATGCCGCTTTTATTGAAAAGGTATTAAATAAAACCTTTAAAAAGGGTAATCCCATTCGGGATATTGCAATTAAACGATATTGTGAGCGCAAAAACCCGCAAAAGATCGCACGTGAGCTTTCTTATTTGACTGGGTGCGACATTCAATACGCAAGAAAACGAGTCGTTTGGTGCGAGGAGCTATTGGAGTCAGAAATGTATTACGCTATTAAACGAGAAATTGAGTGTTAATTTTTATTGTTCACAATTATCGAAAAAATATTTTTAAATTAATTGATTTTTGAGAAATTAAGTAGTACTTTTTCATTTATGCTCGGAGCAAGAAGCGAAAGAGCCTCATCAACAAAGACACATCGAATATAAAGCCCACATCCCCCGTTCTCAGATAAAAGTTTCAGTCTGTCTAATGGCTTGGTGTGGCATTCAATTAAGGGCTGCGCATGGCGTGGCTTTTTTTGTATTAGCAACCACTCTATTAAAGGTGATTGCTAACTGTGAGAAGGTCATAAAGGATTTACTTGGGTAGTTCAGGTTTTTTTAATTGGGACAATAAACTTCCGGCGTTTACTGGTGGGATAGCTCCGGCCCTAACCTTGCCTTCTATATAAGCGGGAAATTTTGTAGGTAAATAGAGGCGTTGCATCCAGCGCCGAAATTCACCTAATGCATCATCAGGATAGACCCATGCCTCAATGGGTCCAGCTTTGTGTTGTGGGAACCAATGTGGATAAATATGAGGGGATTTAATTCTCTCACCGTATTTTTCATCTAGCTTATTTCGTACCCAATAAGTCCCCCAGGTTTGTCCAACGCTTATATCTGGAACTGAGGCCGGCCCAAAATCAAAGCCTGTATTTATCATCTTAAGGGTCAAATCGGACATTTCACTAAAAATAGAAAAGTAACCAAATGGAACTTGACTATTTAGTTGAAGCCTTTCTTGAAAGCATTGCCATGCGCCACGGAGAGGGTTTTCAGGATCAATACCGACACTTAAGAAAATAAATCTACGTAGTGAGTGCTCGGCTAGTGCCCTATAGTTTTTAATGGCGGTGGTATTATCAAATTGGCCGTTTTTGGAAGCTTCGAAAGCATAGTATTCCAATATCGCCATACATACACTATCTGGGTATGCGTGAGTTTCCGTACCTTGATTTGTGATAGTCGTATATAGATGGGTTAGCCTCAATCCTTTGGATTGTAGTATTGCGTCTATTTTTTTGCCTCTTGGCTTACTTCTTTCTTCCAGCCAATTTGTAGTTAATCGTGTCATCACTGCTGAGTCGACGCCGCATAATCTAGACAAACCGCGCATGGTTAAATATGGAAGACCGTTATTAAGAACTCCCATCTGAATACCATCAATTTCAACTTCTTTTACTGGGAATAGTTCGAGTTCTTCCTGCTGCCCAATCATGGGATGGTTTGATTTATGCATTTGATATTCCTGTTTTTTTTGGTGCTGCCCGCACTAATGGTGATGATGTCGAATGCGTTCATTGATTAACATTTAATGAACACACAAATTAGCTTAAATAATCAGTTAGTAAACCCTGATATTTGATCAGTCTTGAACTGGTTTTTTTACGCCACTAATTCAGTGGTTTCCGATTAATTTAAATCACTGGGCTACACATAGCGGCCCACAGCATCCCATTATTTATGGGGGTGGATATGAAACTCATGGACAAGCAACCAGACATCTGGATGCAGCTATGGTTGTGGCTGCTGTCAGTCAAAGAACAAAGTATAGGCGCGGCGCTGGCCGGTTTAATGGCATATCTCAGAGGCCGATATAACGGCGGTAAGTTCTGGAAGACAATTATTGACGCGATGATGTGCGCTTTGATTGCATGGTTTATTCGTGACTTGTTGGTCTTTTTAAATCTGAGCACAGACTTGGCATATATCGGCAGCGTTATTATTGGATATCTGGGAACGGATTTTTTCGGTCAGTTGATGCGTGGGACTTTGAATCGTAAAGCGGGGGTAAAAGAATGAGTAAGTTATCTATATCAGAATTACAGAAAGTCATTCATCAGCAAAATATTGAATCAGGCTGGTGGGACAATCATCGCGAAAAAGGAACCTTACTCTGTCTTATTCATTCAGAGATCAGCGAGGCGATGGAAGGTGAAAGGAAGAATCTTAGAGATGATCACTTACATCATCGAATGTCAGCGGAAGTTGAACTCGCTGATGCGGTTATCAGGATATTAGATTA